TTAGATCCATTGTCGCTAGACTCTAGTACGGTGTCCCTAGACAGCGTTGTTCCTGACGATGTGTAAGTACCAATACCTACTTCCCATTCACTACCCGATACTAACGTATAGTAGGTAGTATTAGCATCACCAATGACACCAAATGATTGGAAGCCTGCACTAGCACCAGCTAATGTAACTGTGCCTGATCCTGTGGTAGTAGTAGTTTCCTTTACCCTATCTTTAAAGACGAGAGCCATGTGCTATCCTTACGCTAATTCTACGGTTAGGTTACCAGTAGTGATCTTGAAAATATCACCTGAATCAATAGTTTTAGGGAGGTCTAATGCAGTGTGGTACAAAAGGTTGCCTCCAGATAATGCATCATTGATACCTATCCAGCCAACAGTACCCCATCCAGCAGTTGCTGTAGGGAAAGTAATGTCTGCATCTGTAGCTACCAGACCTGTTGTGCCTGTTGCAGTATCAAATGTTACAACAGCTCTAGCGTATGATCCACCAGATACTTCTGCACCAGAGGCATCGTCACCAGGATTAGATGTCCATAGCGATACATAGATTGTAGTTGGAGCAGTGTACGTTGTACCGTTCAATGTTCCGTTAAGTAGTGCGTTTTCCAAATAGTTTGACATTTCAGCCATAGTAAATTACCTCTTAGATATAGTTATAGATAGTGGTTGTGCAGGATACTCAGAGTCATCATCGCTTTTAATTACTGCGTTAAGGCCTCTGTCATACATAGATGCCCATGTTTGTAATCGTTCATCGTTCATAAGATAAGGCTCGGCCTCACCGAGTGATGCGTATAGCAGCAAGTCAGGTGTGTAGGCTAACCATAGGTTAGAAGGATTAGTGTCGCTTAAATAATCTGGCTGATAAAAGTAAACCATTTGAAGCGTATAGTCTGAATCAGGTATAGGAGCAAATTGAAACTCAGAGCCTAGCAATGTGTAATAGTTAGGAGCACCTTTGTAAGATGTGCCTGCGTTTCTAAAGAAGTTGCTAGTAGATAAGAACTCTATAGTCTTTACAGGGTTACCTTGTATATGTAAGTCTTTCATAGCAAGGAAGTCTGATGGTAAAGATACTGTAGAGTCGCCTGTTGTAGCAACAGCAGTAGCTACTTTAAGCATCTGTCTTATGCGTAAATCTCTGCGTAGTCTATCTTCAGCTAGTCTAATAAACTCAGGTATCTGGTCTGTCAGATCAGTACGAGCTAGGTAGTCAGCTATCGTAGACTGTAGTGTAGTGTAGCTTGTAAAGAATGCCATTATACTGTGCCTTGTTTAGTTCTAAAGAACCTGTTGTCAGGATTGTTCAACCATGCTTTAAATCGTTTAGAATCTACTACGTGAAAGCCACGCATGATCTTCTGTTTGTTTAGCTCGTCTATTACCGTAAAAGGTATAGAAGCTATCTTGTTAGAGAACACGTCACCGTCACCCCATGTCGTGGATGATGCGTTGTACTCTCTTTTATTCTGTTCAATGATCTCAGTTATGTCTTGCTCTGTAGCAATAACAATACCGTCATCTGTGTTGTGTGCTACCGATTGTCTTTTTTTTGTTTTATCTGTGCCTAATATTTTTGCCATAATGTCCTCGTAAGGAGATGCCCTCCGAAGAGGGCTATCCTTTACTTACTCTAGATAGATAAGTCTGAAACGATTGCGTGTGCTGCTTCGTTCTTAACTTCTAATGTATATTCAACTAAAAGCTGAGTCTTCTCAGAGTCACCTGTTTTAGCTAATTCATTAGTTTGGAAAGGACGTAAGAAAGCAGTAGCAGCGTACTCAGGATCAAGTACAAATGCTTGTTCGCCTTCGCCTGTTGTAGCTTCATCATCAGCAGTAGTAAATCTGTTAGGAACAACAGATAGTGTACCGAAGTCTGATAGATATACGTCAGCTGCACCAACGATAGTAGTTTGCTTGTTAGCTGGAGCTGCATAGCGTTGCTCTGCAATACCTGCAAAAGTAGAAACTACTTGTTTTTGTGTTGGAGAAACCATTAACACGGTTGGGTTACCACCGTTAGTAAATGCTGATTTAACAGCAGACTTTAACATATCTTCTGTAAATGCACCGTCTGTACCAGATACACGAGCTGTAGTACCTAGTGAACCAGCAGTACCTGTACCAACATAGTTAGTGTTTAACCATGCTTGTAGTGAACCAAGTGTACGTGCTGTAGATGAATCACCAGCTGTAGCAGCTTGGTTAGCCAACATGATTTTTTCCATATCACGTTTTAGTTCTGAAGATGCTTTAGCAAGTTGATAAGCTTTTTCTGACTTACGACCAGCCTTGTCAATTGTTTCTTCAGTACCAGCGATCTGGATAGTTTTTTGTGAGATTTGCGTTCTGTTACCAACTCTTGTTGTAGGAGCTAGTGTAGCAGATGTAGCATCAGCACCCTCAACCGCAGCGTTAGAAAGTGTAGCATCTGAAAGACTATCTGTTTGCCATTCATGAAGAACGCCAGTAGCTTTAGTTTTGCCAATAGATGACATGAAAGGTGTTTCTGTAGGGGAGATATCATAGATCATATCTGTGAGGTCTTCCCTGTTACCAATAGATTGGTAGGTTTGATAAGTTGCCATTGTTTAAATTTCCTTAAATAAAGTTTTCAAATAACTTAGCAGCATCACGCACTTTGCCTGAGCCTTTAAGTTGTGCTTTTTGTCTTTGTTTTACATCGTTATTGCCTTTGGTCTGCTTAGTACCACTCTTAATCATCTTAGGAGCGTTGGCCACTTTCTTCTGAACACCTGGTTTAGATTTCTGTAGCTTGTCGTACATAGCGGCCTTATGCAATACAAGGACGTGTCGTGAGTCATAGACCTGAGATAACTCATCTTCTGTGAATCCCACTGATTTGCCGTAGTTACGAATCTCATTTCTGATTTGTTCGCCTTTAGCTTTGTCTGAAAACTCTGGTAGCACTTCTTTTAATTTTGCTGATTCATGAGCTATTTGTTGCTGCATGGCCTGAGCACCGTCTGCTTGTTGCTGTTGTGCAATGCGTTGTTGCTCGGCTCTTAAAGACTGTATCTGCTCACGTCTCTCTGTGTTCTCTGCAACTTTCGTTGCGTATGCTATCGGATCGTTTTCTTTTAAATATTGCATTTCCTCTTGAGAGTCATTATTAGTGCTTAATAACTGTTCAACAGCTTGCAACCTTTGAGCGTATGTATCTCTAACTTTTTTAGCCTCAACAATTGCCCTAGCTTCCGATTCAACTAACTTTCGGTTCTCTGCTAGCTCTTGAGTCTTTTTAGTGTAGTCTGATCCGAGTTGATAGCCAGATACTAATTCATCAAAGGTAACCTCTTTCTCTTCACCTGATGCTTTGACGGTGAATTTCTGGGGTGCTTCTTCTTCAGTCTCTTCCTCAACTTCGTCAGAATCTTCAGCTTCATAAGTATCCTCTTCCGATTGCTCTTCGGATTCTACTTCTTCTTCTGATGCTTCTAAAGTTTCTTCTACAACTTCCTCTGATACGCTTTCTGAATTATCCTTTACAGGGTTCTCTTGGCTATCTAAGAAGCTTTCAAATCCACTTACCGATTCACTTACTGTTAGATTGCCACTTCCCTGTTCGGGAGTCATGGTTTCATCACTCATTTTGTATTACCTTTTATTCCTCTACGGGAGGTTACCGATTAGTAGGCAAGTGCCTATAATATCTTCCATGCCTTATCTTTTATCTCGCCTGTTTGTGCGATAGATTCAAGATTAGACATAATTTCGTTAATGGATCGTATGCGTTGGTATGCGTATTCTCTTAGTTCAGCTTCGTCATCACCCGAGTATTGGATCATCTGTAGCTGTGTGTCTTTCATTTCTTTCATAACTTCCTGGAACTCAGTGCTTCCCAGTATGTTTTTCATTGCTTCCGATAAAGTCATTACATACCTCTTTGGCTTACATCGTTAATCTTTTCTAATGCACTCATGAGCACTTTAGTTTTTTCTGTCTGGCTTGCATCGTTATTTTTCTGAGCATCCATCATAAGTTCTAGCTCTTTTAATGCTAGTTCTTTAGTTTGTTGAACCTCTTTCATTTGCAACTCTAGTGCATCTTTCTGGGCCTTGAGTTCCATTTGCTCACGATCTAACTGGAGTTTGGCCTGGTCCGCTTGCATCTTCATTTGAGCCTTCTGTATCTCTGCTTGTGCTAATGCTTCAGCAGCTTGTACTTGAGGGTCAGACTGTCCTTGTTGTGCTTGCTGTGCCATTTGTTGTGACTGCTGCTCATCAATTTCCATAAGGAATTGTGAATCGTCTTTAAAGCCAGCCATGTTTACAAACTTAGCTAACGTGTCTCTGTATTGCTTGAGGTTAACTAAGGGGTTACCTAGGCCGTACTGCTGAATGATCTGCTCTTGTTTGTCTAAGATCATTTGCATAGTAGCCAACTGCTCTTGTTTGCTTCCAGTGCCAAGACCTACATTTACCGATACGTTGTATTGTGTGTCCCATTCTCTGGGATCAAATGCAACAAACTTACCGTTAACATTAGCAATTTTTTCTTTTTGTTGGTACTTACATACCAGGTGCAATATACCTTTGAATAACGATGAAACACCTGTGTCTGCAAAGATACGTGCTATCAGTTCTAACTTACCTCCAGCTTGGCTCGTCATGGCTGCTACAGCGGTCGCTGTGACGTTTTGTAGAAGATCTGGGTTAAGACCTTGCTGAGAGTCAGAAACGCCTGTACGCTTCGCCTGGACACTGTCTAGGTACTCAAGCATAGGGAATGACTGATTAGCGTTAGATGTTACTTGCATAGGTACTAAAGCATTTGGGTTCTTAATTCTAATAACACCACCAGCAGTGGATGTTAGTAAGTCATCCATGTTTACTTGGCCTTCTACTGCACCAACTCGGTAGTTGTTAGTAAGGTAAAGGTTATCTAGCATTTGTCTAGTCACGGTGGACTTGATCAACTGTAGGTCCATGGCCCTGTCAGCTAATGACTGTCCAAAGAACTTGTGAGGGATCGGGATAGGGCACAATGAATGGAATGGAACGTAGTCACACTCTTCTTCATGTAGTATCTCATTGGAGGCGTAACATACACGTCTCATCTCAGCTATACCGTCACCATCTAAATCTGTCTTGATGTAGCACTCATAGTATTCTACTGTCTGCAATGCAGGCTCTAGTGCTTCCATATCAGTAGGTAGTTCACCACGTGAATACCGTGCAATTCTTTCTGGAGAGAAGTCTAGTGAATCACCAGTTGCTAGTGAGTAAACTAAGTCTTCGTCATAACCCATAGCTACTAACTCGGACCGTGTCATCATCTTACGGTGAGCAGTAAACTCTGAGTCTGATATGGATCTAGCTCGTTTAGATATTAGGAACTCTTCTGGCGGTACGTTTTCAATAACTACCTTGCCTTCACTTACAGCCCTAGATACTTTTATGTCGTGATACTTATTCACTGTTGGCGGTGCATCAACTAACTGCCCAGTCATTGGGTCCATTACAGGATCGTTCTCTATAATCTCTTCGGTTGTGCTTTGCGATACTATCTCAACCTCTTCGTCAGAGGCCACCATAGCTAACTCATCATCATTTAATTTAAAGTACCTTTCAATCTCTACGTCTTTCTCATCATTCCAGTATGCTTTAACCACACCAACCTTCTGGAGTAGTGCATCCTTAAACCAGTCGTGCATGATTTCAAAGCCATTGTTTTCTTTATTGAAGATGTAGTTAACGTAGTTAGTAGCCTGTTCAGCTTGCTCTTCTGACCCTTCTTTAGCTGGCTCAAATACTACCGCATCTTTAGAGCTGGTAAAAGTTTTAAGGATCTGTGGAAGTGCACCATCTATTACTTCTGCTACTTCACCTGTCACTATCTGAGACCTTCCAGGGACCTCATTGCCGTACTTCTCACGGAGATAGTATTCTAATGCTTCCTGGCGTTGGTCTGTTGTTTCTGTCTCTAGGTATCCGATGGAGTCATCTATCTCAGATTCTAGGTACGCTTTTAATTTGTTTTCATCTATTGCCATTTATACGATCCATTGGTTATTTTGTTGTAGAGGTTTATCCCATGAGGAAGCCTCGTTAGACATGCCGTCAACCACTGCACAAACATAACGCCAGGCATCTGCACCATGACTATACTCATCATGAAGTGGAGCACCAGGCTCTTGCGTTGTTTGGTTAATAGCTCTTCTATAATTCTTTAAGCATTCAATCAGTCGTTTGCTTTTATCAGCATCAAAGTAAGCTCTGCTAAAGGTCATCCTTGCAAGCTTGATGCCTGTCTCTATATCAGATC